AAACGCAATTGAGTTCCTTTAAAAATGAAACATTAGTTGCAATTGGTAAAATGATTGAAGCTAATAATGTAAACCTTAAAGCAGAATTTCTAAAAGCAACTGAAATTTCTTTAAGCGCACAAACAACTTCAAGACCAGAAACAAGAGAGGTTAAAGAGCCTAAAAACTTTAAAGAAGCAATTTTAAACGAATTAAACAAATAATTAAATGGCAACAACAACAACAATTACATCAAACTACGCAGGTAAAGCCGCAGGTGGTTTATTTTTAAAAACATTCAAAGAAGCTGATGCTTTGAAAAATGGTGCAGTAACTCCTTACGAGGGTGTTAACTATGAACTTTGGTTACGTAAATTAGAAACTACAAATGGTCGTAGAGCTTACACTTGTGGACACGTTCCTGAGGGTTCTGTTACTTTGTCTGAAAGACTTTTGAAACCTAAAAAATTCAAAGATGATTTCGATATCTGTAAAGAAGATTTTAGAGCAACTTGGGGAGAAGAGTCAATGGGTGCAAGTGCATCAAATGACACAATGAACAAAGAAATTCTTGACGCTATTATTGCAAATAAATTAGCTGATAATGCAGAGGATTTTGGTTCTATTATTTGGAGTGGTGATTCTACAAACGCAGATGAGTTTGATGGTTTCTTAAAATTGTTTTTAGCAGATGCAACAGTTATCGATGTTGATTTAGATACAATTACAGAATCAAACGTAGAAGCTCAAATTAAATTAGCTTTAAATGCAGTACCTGTTCAATTGAGAGGTAAAAATACATTGAAAGTTTCAGTTTCTGCTGACATCGCTCAATTTTATAACTTCTTTTTAGCATCTAAAGGAATTGCAAATGGTTTAGGTGGAAACGCTAATACTTCATTAGTATTTGGAAACTATACTTTAGTAGTTGATACAGGTTTACCATCTTCAACTATTGTAATTGCAGACCCTAAAAACTTGGCTTTTGGAACTGGTGCTTTAGCAGACCACAACCAAATCGAAGTTGTAGATGAAGATTCAATTGGTTTACTAACTGGAAAAGTTAGAGGTACAATGGTTTACAATGCAGGTGTACAATACGCTTATGGTTCAGAGATTGTTTGGGCAAGACCAATAGCATAATTATTAACATAACCGCCTTTTAATTAAGGCGGTTTTTAAAACATATCGAATATGGCTTGTGATTTAAGTAAAGGAAAAAAAATTGTATGTAAAGACCAAATGGGCGGAATTAAAGCGTTGTATTTCGCTAATTTCGACGCATACGGATATACAATAGCAAATCAAATAGTTACCGCTTTGGGAACTTTAGCAGAGGTTTTCAAATGGGAATTAAAAGGAACAACAAACACGTTAACACAGACTGCAAATGTTTCAAGAGATAACGGAACGGCTTTTTTAAGTCAAGTTATTGCAGCTACTTTTCCAAAATTAGATGCAGAAACTCAACAAGAGTTAACTCTAATGATGTACGGAAGACCTCAAGTATTTGTTGAGGACTACAACGGAAATATACTACTTTGTGGTGTTGAAAACGGAATGGAAATGACAGCTGGAACTATCGTATCAGGTGGAGCAGGTGGAGATTTAACAGGATACACTGTTGAGTTAACAGGTACTGAAAAACTTGGTGCACCATTTTTAAATTCATCAATGAAAACTGCTTTATTAGCATTAGTTTCAACTGAAATAATTGGAGAGGCTTAATTAAATTTTATTTTTTTAAAAGGTATGATTAAATTCATACCTTTTTTTTTGCAAAAAAATCAAACTTTTTCGTTATATAATTATGAAAGTATTTAATTCAAACAATTTAAACCATACTTTAAAAGTAGTTCCACGTTTATACGTTGAAAATATTACTTTAGATATTCGACACGAGTTAACAGACACTAATACTACAATTGAAAATATAACATCATTCAAAGATAATGGATATTTAAGATTAGATTTTGATTTTGAATTTAAAGATGGTGGTAGTTACGAAATTGTATGCAGAAATAACAACGAATTGGTGTGGCGTGGTAAAGCATACGCAACAACCGAAACCGATTTAGAAAATTATAAACTATTATGAGTAAACCAAATATAGAAATTATTAAATTATCGAGTTATGTAAGACCTCAAATCGTTGAAAAAAACAACAATGATTGGGTTTTAAATGGCGAAAATAATGAGTTTTACCAATACATTATAGACCGATACAATGGTAGCTCTACAAATTCAGCTATTATTGATTCGTATAGTCGTATGATTTACGGATTAGGTTTAAATATCGATATTCCTTTATTTAATAAAAAAGAAGTTCGCAAAATTGTAAAAGATTTTGAAATGTTTGAAGAGGCATCTTTTGAAATTATCTATAAAGGCGGTAAACCTTTAAAAATAGTTCACACACCTAAAGAGAAAATTGCACCTGAAAAGGCAAATGAAGAGGGCAAAATAACAGCATATTACTATTGTTACGATTGGAGCAATCAAAGAAAATACCCACCTAAAAGAATTGACGCTTATGGGTTTGGTAAAGGAGGTGATAGAAGTGAAATATTTGTAATTAAAGATTACCAAGTAGGGCAATTTTATTTTTCAAATCCAAGTTATGTAAGTGCTTTGCAATACGCAAAGGTTGAAGAAGAAATATCTAATTTCTTTATAAACCACGTTCAAAATAAATTTATGGTTTCAACTATCATAAATCTAAATAACGGAGTTCCTGAGAGCGAAGAAGAACGTAATAAAATTTCAAGAGAATATAAAGGTGGCACAACAGGAACTAATAACGCAGGAGTTGTAGTTGTAGCTTTTAACGATAGTAAAGAAAATGCAACAACGATAGAGCAAGTTCAGATAGTTGACGCATACCAACAATATGAGTTTTTAAGTAGAGAGGCACAACAAAAGTTAATGGTTGCACATAAAGTTGTATCGAGTGCTATTTTAGGAATAAGTAACGCAACAGGATTTTCAAGTAATGCAGAAGAAATTGAAACCGCATTTAATGAAACTATGTTAAATGTTATACAACCAAAACAAGAAATTATACTTGATGCTTTTCAAGAAGTTTTTACTTTAGTAGGAGGTCAAGAAACTTTAGAGTTTATTCCATTAAGACAAGCGAAAACAGATGAGGCTAAAAGCGGTGAACAACTTGTATTATCAAAACAAGAAATAAAACCAATTGCAGAACCATTGATTGAGTTAGGCGAAATAATAGACGAAAACGAGTGGGAATTAGTAGATGAAACTGCAATAAGTGGCGAACCTCAACTAACTGAAACCGCTTTACATTTAGCAAAAGTACCGAGTTCTTTTCCAAACGTTACAAGTGAACAAGATACAAGTCTTTTTAAAATTCGTTATCAATACGCAGGAGCAAAAGAGGGAGAAAGAGATTTTTGTAATAAAATGATTTCAGCTAATAAGGTTTATCGCAAAGAGGATATTATGTTAGCAAGTACAAAAGTTGTTAATCCTGGATTAGGATTAAAAGGTGCAGATACTTATAATTTATTTTTCTACAAAGGCGGAGTTAATTGTAAGCATTTTTGGATGCGTAAAATATATTTAAGAAAAAATAATAAATCAATTTCTGTTAATCAGGCACGTAAAATGATTTTAGATTTAGACCCTGATAAACGTAAAGATGCAATGTGGGAAGAAAATAATCCTTTAGTTGCACAACCTGCACAAGCGAGTAATAATTTTTTTAAAGCAGAGTAAAATGGTAATACTATTAACAGATAACGACATAACAAAAAACACTCCTTTAGGTGGCAACATCGACACTGACAAACTACGTCAATGTATTTTAGACGCACAAGCTACACGATTGGAGGAACTTTTAGGAGAAGTTTTATATGAAAAAATAGAAACTGACTTCGAAAATGAAGATTTAAGCGGATTATACTTAACTTTGTATAATGATTACATAAAACCTTTTTTAATTCAGCAAAGCGCCACAGAGTATTTGAAAATAGGTGCTTTTAGTATTGCTAATAATGGTATAACAATTCCAACACCTGCAAATACAACAGCGGTTACTGAACAAACGTTATCGAGATTAGTAAATGAAAGGCGATTAGTTGCTGATATGTACGCTGAAAGAATGAAAAAATGGTTGTGTAAAAAGCAATTACCTGAATATGTTAGTAGTTCAGATGCAATTGTAAATCCGCAATTATCGAGTAATAGCGGTTGGTATTTTCCAAAACAAAGAATAACAGAAGATGAATATGTATTATGGCATCAATTAAAAAAACGAATGTAAAACAAGAAATTAACATCGAGAAAATCGAGTTATTTTTAAAAAAGCAAGAGCAAAATGATAGGAATATTAAACCTACAAGCGCAAAGAAACGCAACTTTTAACCAAGTACCATTTGAAATTTTAATAGATGGCGACCCTTTAGATTTAACAGGTGCGGTTATTCGTATGCAAGTTAAAAAAGATGCGTGTTCAAGTCCTGTTTTAACACTAACAAGTGTTGAAAATGATGGAATTACAATAACAGATGCAGTTGATGGAAAATTTAAAATCAATGAGCAAATAATTACCATTCCAACTTGCAACTATGAGTATGATATAAAAATTACTTTAGATAATGGCGATGTTAAATATTATGTAGGTGGTTTATTTCAAGTTGTTAAAACAATTACAAACTAATGGAGCAAGTTAATATAAATGTTACTAAAGTTGAGCAGGATGTTACGATAAACGCAACACCAAACGTTACTCAAATTATTGTTACTACTCAAAACGGAGGAACTCAAAACTTAAACGATGTTTTATCAGAGGGTAATGAAACCGATGGCGAGAATATATTTATTAGTGATGGTGATGAAATTACTTTTGATAATGGTTCAAGAATTAGAAAGGGTTTAACAGATGCTGGTAATGGTGGAGCTCAAGGAGTCGCTTTAGTTTGCTCTTTAGATTATGAGTTGAAGTGGGAAGCAGGTCGTCAATATGTAATGCAACAAGATGGCTTTACTATTCGTGAAGTTTCACATAATTTTACAATTACGCCAAGTGCAACAGATGATAGTACTAAAGGATTTGCGATA